TGGTGTTGCGGCGGAGATACATTGGAACACCACCAGCGCGAGTCACTTGAACTTCGCCGTGATCCATTATTTCCGTACCTGCCACTGCAAAATCAACAGCAGTTTTACCCACCAACACGTTGCCTGATGTGTCGATACGCATACGTTCTGTATTACCACCAGCATGAAAAACTAAGTGAGCAGAATTTAAATCATAACCTAAACAACCTATGCCTGCTCCAGACGTTGAAGCCCCAGCAGTAAGCTGTATTCTTGCTCCGTCATTGGCAGAAGTTCCTTCATTCTGAAATCTTGCAACATCAATGAGACCAGAGCCATTACTTCCTGTTGATCCGTGTAAAATACAACTAGGACTTGTAGTTCCAATACCAACTCTATCATTACCACCATCAACAAATAACATATTAGCGTTGCCATTAGATTCAACACGGAAGTCTGCATCTATTGAACCTTCGTTAAAGACTGCGTGTCCACCAGCAACTGGTGTAACCACAAATCCGCCATCGTCTTTTATTCTAACTCTCTCTGCTGTAGACCCTCCGCTGGGCTGTGTGAAAAAAGCTATTTCAGAACCAGAAGAGCTGTCATATGTTAAAAATCTAGCTAAGTTTGTTGACCAATCAATCAACATTCCCTCTGAAATACCAGCACCTGCTGCACCATTTATTTCAATAGCTGCACTGGCTGTTAAAAGACCATCAATATCTACAACGTCTAAGTTACTTATGCCATCAACATCAATATTTCCACTTACATTTATTGTAGGAGCAACTAGTGTTCCAGTCATTGTACCACCAGCTAGCGACAGTTTAGCGGCAATGTTGTTAGTTACAGTAGTACTAAAGTTAGCATCATCACCGAGAGCGGCGGCAAGCTCGTTTAACGTATTCAGAGTGGATGGAGCGCTGTCAGCAAGAGCGGCAATTGCGGCGTCAGTATATGCTGTCGTAGCTATTCTGGTTGAGTTATTACTGGCTGACTGAGTTGGAGCGACAGGATTGCCAGTAAACGTAGGTGATGCAAGAGGTGCATAGTAAGAACCATGTTGACCATCAAGGAGATCAGCGTCTAATCCGGAGCTTGCCCCATCAACAGTCTTAATAGCAGTTAAGATCTCTGAAGCTGTTTGATCTGCGGTAGCTGAAGCCTCTATTGCATTTAGTTTACTGTGGTCAGCATCTGTAAAGACGTTACTATCAGAAGCCGCTTCTACTGCGGCTCTAATTTCCGCATCTGTCTGGTCTGCCGTTGCGTTGCTTTCAATTCCATCTAATTTAGTGCCGTCAGTAGCAACATCTCTACCGTCAAATGTAGAATTAGTTGTTATAGCACCTGTCATAGCTCCACCGCTTTTTGGTAAAGCATTAGTTGCTAATGTTCCCTGCGCGGCTGTTGCATATTCACTAGCATCAAAAGCCTTAACTTCTGAGAGGTTTGTTACCTCACTGTCCATCAATGCTCCTGCGGCGGTTACATTTGCTGTATCTGTTACATCAGCACTTGCCTCTATTGCATTTAACTTAGAATGGTCAGCATCCGTAAAAACATTACTGTCACTTGCCGCTTCAACTGCGGCTCTAATCTCTGCGTCTGTTTGATCTGCGGTAGCTGAAGCCTCTATTGCATTAAGCTTAGTATTTAAAGCTGTTGTGTAACTTGCGGTGGTGGCATCGAGAACTGAGGAGTGTGCTTGGACTTGACCACCAATAGCGACACCTAAATTAGATCGTGCTGTGGAGGCATTGTTTAGATCAGAGAGGTTATTAGAAATCTGTAGAGTGCCTGACAGTGTTGCAAAGGTGTTGTCCCAGGCTGAACCGTCATAAACTTTCATGTTGTTATCAGTTGTATTGTACATGAGTGTACCTACAACAAGAGAGTTACCATCTAAATCAGTCGTTCTATTTGATGAATGAGCGCCTAAGTATTGATCCGTGAAATTATCTAGGGCTGTCTCTGCGGCTGTCTTTGCTGTTTCTGAGGCAGTCTTAGCTGTCTCTGAAGCAGTCTTAGCCGTTTCTGCGGCAGTTTTAGCTGTTTCCGATGCCACCTTCGATGTTTCAGAGGCAGCGGCACTGCTAGCGCTTGCAACGGCACTGGAGGCCGCTTGACTAGCACTTGTTGATGCTGCTGACTGAGCTGTCTCTGCGGCTGTCTGAGCGGCTTGTGCAGAGGTTACAAATCCAGTTATTGAGGAGGCCGATGACGCTGAAGCTGTGGCACTACTTGCTGAGGCTGTAGCTGAGGCTGCTGCTGCATCTTCAGATACTTTAGCTGCGTTCTTTGAAGCTGTAGCCTCATTAGTCAAAGAAGTGATTGAGTCTACGTTTGATGCTGTTGTGCCACCATCAGTGTAAAATGAACTCTTAGCCATTTATTATCCTTGTGAATTAGTCTGTGAAAGTTGCGGAAGGTCGCATAACCTGGAGAGAGCCAGAGGCATCAGCATCATCTGATTGACCTTGTAACTCAGCAATGAATTGTCCGAATTTACCTGTAAAGAGATCAGCTCTCTCATCTAAGAAGTAGTCAGCTGCGTATGTGAGAGCTGCGTATATGATTGCATCAGATGCTACTTTAGCGAGTGTGTTCTCATCACTGTCTAAAGTCATAGCTGGGAACTCAGCGTAATAGTTAACGACAACGGTACCTGTAGCTGGCTCTGGGTATAATAGTAACGTAGATCTTTCTCTTGTGAAGTACATGGGCGTACCTGTTTCACCGATATCCTTCATCTGGAGCATCTCTTCTAGGGGAACTCTCGTTAAAGTTGTCTTATCGAAGTAGATATCCATAAGCTCTAACATATCTGAGGGTACAACAATTGATGCTGTTTGAACTGAGATAGCGTAAGTTTGCTGAGCTTCCATGATTGGTATTCGCAGTTGACGCTGTATCCTAGCGATACCTTGATCGATGAACGTGTCAGCTAATGTATTAGTGATGTCAGAACGATTGAGAACGGCTATAAAGTGAGACCGTAAGTTACCCTTGTTCATATGAATAAATCCTTAATGTATTGTTTTGTCGGTAGCCATGAAGAAACCTAAGTCTTCATTTTTAAGACGCTTGACGATGGCTGCCCCGGTTTCCTCGAAGATATCGAAGCCTTCTCGCTTCCACTTATCAACGACAGCCACTGGTATTGATGCTACCCTCATGAAGTCACCTTCGCGCTGCTTTGTTGATTGAATGCGGCTATCTTTTAGATCATCTAAGAACTCCTGGGAGATATACTGGGTCTGCTTGGTTGCTAGTCCTTCGGCATTCTCTAGCCAGTCTAAATTAACATCATGCATACCAAGCTGGCTCTTAGGTTTCTTATCGTCTTCTTTGCTGCTCATTGGTTTCTCCTTTAGAAATAAATTATGAGAAGAACCAAGACGCAGGAAAGGAGAGCGCAAAACCTTTGCCCTGGTTCTTCATAGTTAGACCCCGAAGGGACTAATTAGTATTAAGACAAGCCAGTGATCATGCCACTGTCGCTGAAGTTTGAGTGCTTCAATGAGTACTCACCAACGATTTGATGCTTGTCAGAGTCACCTGTCACAGAAAGTAACTTCCGTGAGAAAGGACGTAACACTGTTGACTTAAACATTGCTGGATCGACCAGGAATGCGTGTGTAGTCAATTGGTGTCTGTTTAGTACGACTTTGTATTCGCCGTATGGAGAAACGTACAGATCAACCGCATTAACAAGCGATTTAGACTGTTGGATTTCTCGGTTCCTACCACTTGCAGCTGCAAAGCCAGCGACAATTTGAGCGTCGGCTGGTTTTATCATGAACACGCTTGGATCAGATCCATTTGTGTAGCAAGTTTGCCCTAATGTCAGAAGTTTTGCTTCTGTCAAAGCATCGGTGGAATTTGAGCCAGCGTCGAGTGCTGTAGAGATCAGCTGTGTAGCTGATGCCATCTTACGAGCTGTAGAGGCATTACCGGCTACTGCGGCTTGATCTACGCCTACCATAGCTCTCTCTAGATCGCGTTTGATCTCTTTGAGGGCCTTACCTAGTTGGTAAGCAGTCTCTTTTGCTCTACCGTGAGTCTTAATCGCGTCTGCTGTGGCGCTCACTTGCAAACTTTTTTGCAAAATTTGAGCCGTCCCAGTGCGTTCTGTAGTGGCGGACAAGGTACCAATACTCGCGTCGGCACCCTCGATTGCTGCGTTTACCGCAGCTGCTGCAAGTGAATCTTCCATATAAGAGTAAGTTCTTGCGTGTACTTTCTCTGATTTAATTAAAGAAAAGAAGGGTGTGTCTGAGGGTGTAATATTAACAATAATATCACTCATATCCTCAGATTTTCCCACCTGATCGTAGGTCGAAAATGTCGCCATGATTTAATTCCTTTCGTGGCATTTGATGGTTTAGGTTTCCCAGCGGTTCATCAAAACGTCAGCAATCGCATCGAGATCCCCAGATAAACCTGAGCTGTCATTCAGAGCTTTCATAGCTGCTGCCTGACGCTTAACTTTACCTTCATTGATATTGGTTGGGGATTTCTTAGACCGAAGCACCTTGACTGGTGCCTTAGCTGCCTTCTTCTTGGCGGCTACCTTCTTACCGGCATCGTAAAGTCGAGCCTTATTGAGGATCTGGATAACATTGGGATCAACAATAGTGTCGACTTGCTCAGACGGTAATCCTTGAGTGACAGCATAAGAACGAATGTCATTATATAAGTCATTCGACCAATCTGGAACTTCAGCTTGTAACGTCTTGATACACTCTTTTGCAGCTGTCTGCATCTGAGTGGTCTGTTCAGCTTTTAGGTCCTCATAGAACTTATTGCTTTCTTCCTTCAAGAATTTGAGGTCGTCTTCCGCTAGTTTAGCTTCATTGCGAAGTTGGGCAAAATCTTCATTAGACATTTGCTTTGCAGCAATCATCATGTCTACTTCAGAATAAGGCTTCCAACGCTCTTCAGCGCGTTCTAGCATCTTTCGATAGTTTGCATCGGCTTTTTGTATAGCTTCTTCTGCTTGTTTACGACTAGCCGCTGTCTCTTGAGACTTTCTTGTGAGTGAAGCTTCCTGACCGTACAACCTCTTAAGGTCTTTGACAGATGCCTGTTTGGTTTCACCGTCGATTTGGATGTCGATCATAGTCTCGTCGCTTAATGCTGCGACTGGTTCTACTTCATCGTCCTCTTCTTCGGTTTCTTCCTCGTCAGGGTCTGTCTCAACTTCTTCAGTTGTATCGTCTTCGTCTACTTCATTTTCAGATGAGGTATCGTCTGTCTCATCGACAATATTGTCCTCTTCTGTTGCCTCTAGAGCATCTTCGGATGCCTGATCTTCATCAGGGTCCGTCCATCTGCCTAGAATTGCATCAGCAGCATCGTCCATAGATAACGCTACTGGTTCTGAGTTCGGGTCTTGCTGGACGTTGTCACTCAATGGTCCGTTCCTTCCTCTTCCTGGTTGTCAGTTGTTTTATTCTTACCGAGAATTTCATCGCGTACTGAGATCTGCTGTTTCAGTGTGTTTACAATGTCTACCGTAGCTCGGTAATGATGGTAGGTCTTTTCTCTAGCCTCAGCTTCTTCTGGCTTCGAATTAACGAAAGATTGGAAAGTTGCTTCGACTATAGAATTGATAGTCTTGCCAAAAGCTTCTGTACTTAGAAGCGCTTCAGCATTGTTGCCAGCTTCCACTAGCATTTCTTCTTGGTTGCTCATCCTTATTTATCCTTTCTTAGATGTTTAACCGTTAGGGCTTGCGATAGCTCTAACATCATCAGTTGATTGAGCGAGGATCATTTCAGCTTTATCGATTAGTTTCTTATGCTCGAATTGTGCCTCTTTAAGATCAACTGTATCAGACTGAATAGCGAAGGATTTCTCTGCCTTCATCTTCTCTAGTTCTAATTTCATTTGCTGTACTTGTGCTTCAAGCTGAGCTTTCTGCTCTGCGACAGCTGTTTGTCTTTCTTGTAATTCAATTTGCTTCTGAGCCATTTGCATTTGCATCTCACCAGCTGGATCTGGCTGCTCTTCGGGTAGCTCATTTGGCGGTGTTAGATACGACTTAACATTCTTAATGCCGGTCATCTCCATCACTTTAGATATCAATGCATATTGATTTTCTGGAAGATACATCTTCTGTAAGCTTGGGTCAGCTTGGAATGCTGTATGCATCTCTAGGTACTTTTGAGCTTCTCTTTCTTGCTCACCGTATCCTAGTGCTAACTCAACTGTGACGTCTCGCTTGTCAGTCCAGGCAGCTGGTGTGATCTCTACATATTGACCACCCGATAATTCAACGATCTTAGCTTCCTCTTCGTTCTCAACACAGAGTTGGTAAACTTTGTGGAAAAGAGGCTTTAAGAAACCGTTGGCAAAGTTCCTAGCAATGATCTTCTGACGCTGCTGAGACATTGTTGCCAGCTGCTCAACCATTGCAGCTGAGTTTTGCTTACTGATCGCATCTTTATTTAAACCTTGTGATAGCCTAGAGACACCGGTGTTCTCTTCTTTGTCTTCATCAAGCATCTGTATGGTTTGGAAGATAAATGGGTTGAGAGGTGCTTGCATCATTGGGGCAATAGCATCCGGGCGTGTGACGTTAACGATGCCGCCTACTCTGTTATCAATGAGTTCTCGTGGGTTCGTTAGTCCACCTTTTACAACTGTGTAGCGTGGGTTAGTTGTAACGACAGCATGGTCGAGGATCGATCTCGTTAAGACTGTTCTGGCGTTTTGAGTGGAGATTACTTTAGATCCAAAGTTGCTTCCATAAAAGCTGTGAGGGATGGGGAGCGGAACGAATGCTACGAATGGCTTCCTGGTCACTATGTCCTTTGAAAGTAGGGTATTACCAGCCTTTATGATACGATATAGTTCGGCAACCCCAGTCCCTTCACAATCAAGTTCCATGTAAGCTTCATACACTGTGATGTTGCGAACTTGGTCTTGATAGTTGTTTGAGCCAAATCCTCTGTCAGCTCCGACATCTTCATGCCTAGCTAATACTTCCGGATCTGTCTCTAAATCGACGTCGTCGTGGTCCCCTATTCTTTCTAGCAGCTTTTCGTCGTAGCCTTCTTCTCTTAGCTCCGACATTGTTTTCCGAGTTCTGTGAGCGCAGAACAACACATCCTCTAATGAAGTTGCTTGTGGTGATATAATGAACTCTTCTGGAGGTATCGCATCAATCATGACCTGGGAGGTGTCCCTGGTGATTGCAAGGGTACCGGAGACAAGACCTAACTCGTCTTCTTCAGTTACTTCATCAATCTCTGTTCCATCCTCAGCTAACATCATATCGAGAACGTCTTGAGTAATGTTTTCAAATGGCTCAATTGTTGTATGGTCTTGAACTTGCCAGAATACTTTAGCGATACCAGCGCGAGCTATAAGGCCATCGTGGATGACGCTGCCCATGACACTGAAAAGATCGTTCTGACGATTACAGACGTAATCAGTGTATTCTGAGCATACCTCTGCCATTGCAACATCATCAGCGTTTTGAGGCGCAAACTTTACAGTTTTGTTGCCGGCTGAGAAGGTTTCTAACAGAGCTGCTTTCATACTCTCTACAGCATCGTAGACATCTTGGGAGACATACTTTGAGTTACCATCGTGAGCTGGCCGTGGAAGAGTTGCGTTGTAGTAATCTACGACCCTTTTACGTTCTCTTGAGATTTGACTATCGTAGTAGCCTATAGATCTTCGAATATTTGAATCAACAAGCGTAACTATATGCTCGTCATCAATCTTCTTGTAATCTGTTTTCTTCATTTTAAACCATTTCAATATAGTAGTTATCTGTGGATTTGATTGGCTCCCAAGCACCAGTGTGGACATGGTTTGCCAGGGCTAACGACATCACGCAGTCGTCAAAGCAGCCTTGTTCGGCTTGCATAGCGCCACTTTCTGTAACGATGTATGACATCATTTCTCTTAGAGTGACCTTATCGTTCAGCTCTAGTTCATCCTCGCGCATCGAGGCTCTAAGCTGATCGATCACTAAGGGTTTCGTTTTAGCAGTCGTAGAAAAACCTAACTTAATCGTCTCTCGATCAGTTAACTTATCCATGACTACTTCAGTATAAAAGTTAGGGTATGCCAGGTCTTTTCCTAGTCTAGTACAAGTCAATATCCCATGTGAGTTATTCTCTACACATATGAAAGCTTCATTGTAAAACGATCCTAAAGCATACAGAACTTGAGCGAAGTAATCTGGGTGGACATGGCCTCTCCAGATTGCAACTTGGCGTTTCTTACTGTCGAGTACTTGTGCAACACTGTAGTCGCCATTTCTGACACCCATAGCGACATCAGCTCCAATGACATACTGCTCACCTTCAACGTGTTTTCTAAAGGTAGACAGCTCGCCTCTTGCATTATGGAGGAACTCTTCTCCTTCTAAGGCAAATCTCTCTTCGAGATCCCTCGTTGTTTTAATCTTCTTTTGCAGCTGGTCTGGATTAAAGACTGGACGACCAGTTGTTAAGAATGCCTCCTCTGGTTCTGATGGATACTCTTGTCTAAATAAGTCTATGCCGTTTTGAGCGATCTTTCGACGCCTAAACATAAGCTGCCCATCGTCTAAGTCATATTCTTTCGCAAGATCGTTCTCCTCTGGTGTTCTCTCAAAGTTCTCAGGAACATCTTCACGATATTCTGGGTCAACGAACCAGGGAATAAACACCGGGACATAACCATTCTTTCCATCTACTGCTCCTCGCCATAAATCATAGAATATCCCATTGACGCCGTTGGCTGTACTTTCCACGAAAACAGCTGTCCCAGGAGTATTTGGTACAGCTTGTGTTAAACCGTTCCAGTTATCCAAAGAGCTGCTCTTAGGCCAGAATGCGAGTTCTGATGCGTGTATATGAGTTAGTGTTTCACCTCGACCAATACTTTCGCCACCAGCTGTAGCGACAACATAAGAGCTGTCGAGAACATCGAAGTTCATCTCTCTTCTGGAGCTGTACTTAGTGTGAGGCTTCAGTATCTCAGGGCAATGCTCATGATATCTTTTAGTCATATCAAATAGAGCCCTAGTACTATCAGCATGGTGCGTTACAACCATGGCTTTTCGAGCTGGTCTTTGGCTAACGGCATAATAAAGATAGCCACCGGTATAAGTTGATAATCCTTGCTGCCTCGCCTTTAAGATAATAACGCGGATCTTACCTTCAGTCTCTAACTGGGCAGTAACAGCGTCGTTTAGAATTATCTGGGCTGGGTTTAGCTTAAGCTGGGCTATTTCACCGGCTTTAGTTCTAATCTTTAGGGATGCATTAGCGTAGTATTTAAAATCAGTTAATAAGCGTTTTCGAACTGCTTGTAGTTTCTTGTCCATCATCGATGTGTTCATTAGTTTGCTCTTCTTCTTGTAGGAGTAAAGACGATAGGAAATCTTCTGCTTTTCCTAGCGTTACTTCTGATTTAGATGCCGGCTTTCCACGAGTAAAATCGAGGACTAGTCGTGCAGCTGCTAGACGCTCTCGCGTTTCGCCTGGTACACGCATAACTTCCACGGCAGTTGTAAGAGCTTCTTTTGAATACTCATCTTCAATGTTGTATTTCTTAGACATGATATTAACGATATCCTTTGCTTCTTCTTTTGCCTTCTCCCTGATTGGTTTGATTTCTTCTGTCCTGTAGCCATCCGGAGTGCCTTTTGGGCGACCACCATTCTTCCGGGGACGTGTCGACCATTCGCGTCTCAATGCTCTCCCCTCCGGTGTACTCATAAGCGTCGCAAAGTAATTATTCTTTGGTGCTTTGTGAGGTTCTTTAGGGACCCGAGGTGGTGACTTCTTCCTTGGTTTCTTCATATTAGATCATTAGTCCACTTAAGGCAGCTGGAGGAGGTGTTAAGGCTCCTGGAGGTGCTTGCATGAGGCGGTTTCTCTCTTCGTCCTCTGCATCCTTAGCTGCTAATGATGCCATAACAATTGCTAGGATTGTTGCTAGAGGGAAAGTGTAGAATGTCACTGGGTTCTTTGGACCACCAAAGTTATTGAAGAGATACCTAATCTTCTTGGATACTGTGGGAGCTAACTCTTTTGCCATCTTGGGATTAGATATGTACAACATAAGAGGATCAACAGCTAGTTCGTTAACATCCCTGGTGTAGGTCATACGATGTGATTTAAGGGCCTTGTCTACAGCTCTGTTCATACGACTTTTCTCGGTATTGACAAATTCTCTTATGATGCCTGATTTTTGAGATGGGGTCAGTGTCATATCTACATCACGAAGCTGACTTTCTATCTCTTTTAAAGCTTGGTTTTCTGCTTTCTTTGATGAGACTTCTCTTGTTTTTCTAAAACCTCTTATTGCACTTTTCCCAAGCTCTGGCCTGTTTTCAAAGACTACATCTACGTTTTCTTGTAGGTTTATAATCTCTTTGATAATTGCAATTTGTTCTTCGTTATTTAAGCCTGTTGCATCTAGAATAAAGTCTTCAAAAGATCCTCTATGAACTGAAAGGTTTGCAGCTTTTGATTGTTGATTAACTAAAGGATTATTTCTGAAACCTATTTCACCTTCTGGTGTCACTTCTCTGTCTATCCTTGGCCTACCGAGAGCGTGTGCTATCTCATGTGAAACTGTAGTCAATTCGTCTATCTCAGTGATAATTTCGCCTGAGTATGCTGGGTGGTCAGAGCCTTTTCTTAATGCTTTGATTGCACCGCCAACATTTCTATAATTAGCGTAAGTACCAGATGAGCCACCAGGTAATTTATCTACTAATTCAATAGTTACATTTAGGGCGTTAGCTAGTCTTTGAGCTTTTTCCATGGTATCGACACCATTTTCAAACTCGCTACCCTTTTTGCCAATCTCAAAGACTTCTTTAGCTGGTTGTAGGTGGGGCTTTACTTCCTGGAGGCTAAGATTGGAACTTGGGGTTGTAAGTGCTGCTCCTGGTAGTCCACTTCCTGGGATTGCTGGGCTTTGGGATCTAAGGATTCCTCCTTCTTCTTGGTTGCCTCTGCCAGCATCTCGATAAACTCCTTCATCAGGTGTGGCGGTACCTGTTCTATTATCGACTTCTCCGTCTCGCTCTGACTGGGGGAGTGCTTCTTGGATTTGGTCATTTGATATCCCTTCCTTCTGTGCTAACAACCTTGCAGCATCTAGATAATCATTATCTGAGCCATTACCAGGTTGCACACCTAACTTTCTATACAATAATTTCTCAGGATACCACATCAAAGCTTGAAAATCAGCTGTTGTAATGTCTATTCCTTGTTCTCTAAGCTTTTCTAAGGCTCTTGCAGTTACTCGACGCATATATGGACGATCTGCTGGGGTTGGCTGAGCCTGTAGCTGCTTCACCATGTTCTTGGTATATGTACCGGTACTTTGGAACAACTGCGGTTTGTTGTGGTTGACGCCATTATCCTTTTTATACTGCCGATAGAACTTTTGGTATCTCTTTTCTAACGCTTCTATAAATGCTTCAAACCTTGCTTTATCTTTGTACAAACCTTTTCTGGTTTCGTTAGTTGATTTGAGCGTTTCATTGATAAGCTTTCGCTCTAAACCAGTCGATTTCTTAATTTGATCAGCTAATCCTTTTCTAGACTTACTCATAAATTCTGGAGATTTGGTGGTTACAAAAGGACGACCAACCATTCTGTTCCACATTCTCATCCACCAGATATCCATGGTTAGTGGCTCGTAGTTACCTCGTATATTTTGATAAAAACCTTGGCCTATCTTAGGTCCTAATATGTATGATCCTTTAACAGGCGTATTAACTGTTTCTGAGCTTGGGACTTTTATATTAGTACCATGCTCTTTATTAAACTCGTTAATTGTATCATTTAATGTAGCAACGGTAAAATCTCTGTCTAAGAACATTTGGATAGGCTCATTAACACCTGATTCATTGTAAGCATTAAAGAACTCAAAAGCTGTTCTCATAGCTGCATTACGCTCACCACCCTGTTTGAAGTTGGTAGGCATTTTGCCTGTATCCATAAATTGCCGGAAAACATCGACTGCATACTCAAAGTTCATTTCGACAGCTTGACCGTTTGATGTAACAGCCAAAGCAAAATCAAATGCTGCTTCTGCGTCAGGCGATTGAGTTATTCTAGGCTCAATTAATGACAAGACTCGTTTTGCTGCTTTAATTTTCCTGTCATACCATCCAATAGCGTTGCCATCTTTGCTTAAGTTGTTGACAGCCTCTCTTGCCATTGCATCAGAGATGACTTCGACGTTTTCATCATTATACTCAAAAGGCTCTTCACGCCCGGTAATAAGTTTCCATCTATCGTTAAGTAAGTTTGCTGCGTCGACTAACTTTCGTTTATCTTCTGGAACAAAAGTACCATCTCGCATTGCTATGACTTCTTCGTTTGTTGGAAGTATGTCTTCATTTGTTATCGATTGTTCTAATGCCGGGACTTCTGGTAATCTGGATTCAAATGTCTCTGTGTCTATGTTAGGAGCTTCCATAGTCTCATTGACTGGCTGATCCATTTGAGGAGCAGTATTCTGTTGATTAGCTATGCGATCCACATACGGCTTGATGTACATACCGACAGCTTGAGCATTCACATCGTTTGCCAGGAGTTTATCGTGGATCTGCTGGGATGTTGTCATTGGGTCGGAACCTAAGTTTCTAGACATTGTGTCTAAGGCAGTTAGGATTTGACCTTTGTCTTGTAGGGATAGAGATGTGTCTTTGTTTGCTCGCTGCTGTAGATCGCCGACAAACATCTTATTGTCTTCGATGCCTCGTAAGTAGCCTGGAGATGTGTTTGTGGTTACGCCTCCAGCCTGAAAACCTCCTCCGATTTCAGTTTGGACGTTTGGTTCAGATTGGCTGTTTGTTTGAACAACAGCTCTCACTGTGGTCAATAGTTCTGGGAAATCCCCTTCTACATTTTTACCCAATGGGATATTTTTGATGTAACTGTCAGCAGCTTCTCTCAACTCTGGGTTCATTAGAACAGCATCATTAATTAAAGTGATGATTTCTTCGTCTAGTTCCCTTGTGTCTCGGTTATCAACTCTCTTCTTAGTTGCATCGTCCACATAACCAGCAGCCATCCACATAGCTCCTCTTGGAGATGGCCTCTCACCTTCCCAATAAGGTTGGACACCATTTTCGTAGCCTTGCTTGCGAACAGCTGTAGTTTTCTTATCTGCCTCTTCTTCTCGTACTTTTTCTTGCTCAGCAATTGTTAAACCGCCTGTTGGTGGCTTAAAGCCCGGTAATTGCTTGTTATCTCTTATGTACTTAGCAACTCTTGATCTACGACCAGAAAGCATATCAAGAAATCTACCACCGCCACCGATTGCGAGCTGGCCTCCTACTGCGAGTGCGCCTGGCGCACCACCACCAGCTAAAGAAAAAGTACCTACACCAAGAGCAACACCAGCTGCTTTGTTTAGAGTATTACTGGCTGCGTAACTAGGCTGGTTACTGAATGGGAGGAATACATCTGTAAAACTACTAATTCCACCTTTGTAACCGGAGTTATGGAGAGCTGTTAATTGGTTTGTCTCACGCATTAAGTTAATTAACTGCTGGCCTTTAGTTGTGTGGCCTACAAGTTTTTCTAAAGCTGTTAACTCAGCTTGCGTGACACTACCTTTTGTTTTTGTCTTTGCATCACGATAGGCAATATGAGACAAAAGAGCGTCAACTCTTGCCTCTTGTTCAGCTTGGTTGGAACCTGATGGAATTTTAAGTTCGCTTTTAAGCTCTTTCCATAAAATCTTCATCTCTTCTGATATTGTAGAATGAGCTTTTGCGACTAGTTTTACTGCACCAAAGTCAGCACCTGGTTTTATATTCTTTACACGCCACTTAGGATCTTCAGTAATTAATTTACCAAGTCTACCAGCAAAGGCACCAGCAGCTCTTAAATCCTCTTCAGTCATGTCAGCTGGACGTGTGAAGCCATTACCGACCCACTTAGCTGCACCTACTGCTTTTTGACCTGATTGGACAGTAGTTTGTATACCGCCACCCATTGTACCGCCAAGAACGGCACTATCAACTAACCTATCAATTACTTCTTGCTTATCGTAAGAGTTACCTTGAAGATAAGTGTTAAGCATGACGTTGGCATCTTGAGTGCCCTCAGTAATACCTTCTCTTCCCATCGCCCTCAAAATTGCTTTTACCGCTGCAAACTTCTTTGCTTTAGTCAAAACTTTTATTACTTGATCGGCTGTCATTTTTCTAAGTTTATTAGTTGGTATTACACCCCTCGCGCCAAATCTGTCTAATAGTGTATTTAGAAGTCCAAAAGATAAGTCACTTAAAGGATTGCCTCCATCAGGAAGCTTTTCTTTTGCTTCCTCTGCGACTTCACCAATATTCATTAAACCAGTCATCCCAAAAGTCGATGCACCCAGTAGATATGATAATGGTACTGAAATAGGGTATGTAAGTGCAGCTGCACCATAACCACCTAGAGCAGCAAGACCGGAAGCTGCATTCTCAGCAGAACGTCTACCAGCCCAGTTAAATGCATCGTTCCAATGAATATCATCAGTTGTAAGCTCAGACATTGGCTTGTCTCCACCAAACAATGCCTGTCTAAAGTTTTCATTTATTGGTGAAACATAGTTTCTATCGGCTATCTGTTTCTCGTTACGAGCTATCTGAGCCTGACCAATATCTATTAATTTGTCGCCGACTTCTAAGTTTTGCCCACCCACTCTGTTGAAAAGATATGGACTGACATAATTTATACTTTTTCCTAAAGTCTCTGTACCAGATCCAATCATCTTTTGTAGCACATCTACTGAATTAATGACTGCATCTACTTTAGACGATGTAGGAGCGACAACTTGATTACTAGGTAGAGTTGAGGTCGGAACCATGTCTACTTCTGTAAATGCTTTAGCTACGCTGTCCCATTCGGGGGTACCTTTGAGATGGGCATTATCTGTCAGCCACTTAGCAAAGTTTTCTTTGTCTGACATTAACCACCTATAATCTTACGAGCGTTTAAGACATTCTCTGACTCTCCAGATCCTTGGTAGGTTCCAGCTGCATTATCTGTTGAGGTATCCATGGTGTATGGGTGATTACCTGGACCGTGTACAACATTGTTATATTCTACTCTAAGCCTTCTAAGGTTGTACAATAATTGTTCTGAAGTCATTGACTGGTCTAATGAACCGAACACAGATTGTAGAGATTTTAATTCTTGGTTTGACACCTGACCTAAAGCACCACCAGTTGGGGATGCCTCTCTCATTGCCTGTAGCTTATCAAAACCAATGTTAGCTTCAATCGTCTGCAACATATTAGCTAAGGCATTTGCATCACTCTCTGGAATGTATTTAAATATCGACCCCATACCAGTTGCGCCAATCCACCCTTTATCACTTTCGCCAATAAAATCTATAGCTCTGAAAATCTCGTCATTTACAACTCTACCGGCGTAGGGATCTTTTACCCCGGCTTCACCTAACCCAAGCTTTTTAAATGCATTTGCTTCATTTATATATTTAGAGACATCGCCAGCTCGATTGTAATCTTGAATTGCACCATACTGAGCTAAACCATCTGAGTAAGCCTGTAAGCCACCTTGCTGTGCGCCTCCCATAACTGCACCACCAGTTCTCATAAGCATCTCATTGACGCCTATCTTGTGATCTGGATAAGCGAGCATTGAGTTCCTGGCGTTACCGGTGTTCGCTGTACTTGCTTTTTCAACTACCGGTGAAACACCAGTAGGTCTTTTCACAATTTGATCCTCTCCAGCTTGTCCATATTGCATCATATAATTAGGATTGTTTCCTCGAATTAAACTTGCATCAAGCTGTGCAGCAGCTTGCATTTCTGGACTTAATACACCGCCATTATATTGAGGAACCATAGGAGCCATGAAAGGTTGATTTAATATAGCCATCTTAATTACACTCCATATCCGAACATATTTTGATTACTGTAGGGTTTAGTCATCCAAGGTTGGTTCTGCATCCAATTACCGAACTTACCGCCAGCTCCCCAGCCAGCCATCGCACCGCCTACGCCAGCAGCAAATGGATCGACATTATTGGGTTGTATCCCTGATACTGATGTTGGGGCACCACTCATGACACCACCGAAGTTATTCAAGGCATTAAAACCAAAGTTTAGGTTTTCGTTGTATTTGTTCTTGGCGTCATTAAGCTTAGCTTGCTCATAAGCACTCAAGGCATTACCAGCCCCAGTACCGTAATCAGCAGATGTACCAATAGCACCCAAGCCAGTATTAAAGGCATTAGCTAATCCAGCGTTAGCAGCCATAGCTGCCTTAGCATCTGTATTATACTGGCCTAGATACTGATTTCTTAGATCTTTCTGTACAACAGTATCTAAATAACCTCTTCGATCATCGACAGCTCGATTTGCAAGGGCATCAGCTACGCCAGCTCGACTAGAGTTTACATTACCTGATCCAGATGCTGCTTTATTAATGCCGGTGAGTGTATTCTCATTTAGATTTCTAACGTCATCACGCATTGCTGCATCAACGAGAGCATCTTTGTTATCTAAAGCATATTGAGAAGCTTCGTTAAGCGCACCGCCACCCATCGCTTTATTGTACATATCTTGGTAATTACTGCCGAAGCCAGCCCCAGTATTTGCCATGTTAAAGGCATTATCCATGAGGCCACCCGACATACCGCCGATTTTATTATACGCATTAATTGCAAAGGGATTTGGACCAGCAAGCGTGTTGCCTGAGTAAGGGCCTTTGTTAAGGTAGTCTGTGTAAGCACTTCCGGCTCCTCCATATAATTGTTCTAGGTATGGTCGTGATAAGTTAAAGCCAGCCATGTTTGCGTCTGTCGCTTTGTCCATTGCATCTTTTTGCTTGTTGGCTGCCATCATACTGCCGCCAGCACCGATCAATGCTCCTAATACGTGTCCCCATACCGTCATTGAGTTTTCCTTCTTTGTTTTAATTCTTTAGTTAACTGTGATTGTCACGCGACCAGCTGCACCAGAGCCGCTGCCGTAAGCACCACCACCTCCAGGAGCTGCACCAGCCGCACCAGAGGAGTTGCCACCTCTACCGCCTACTCCAGATGTCCCAGAGGCAACGCCACTGCTCCTACCGCCTGTACCAGCGTAACTTCTGCTTTGATTAGAAGAGTATGTCGCTGGCCCATCACCGCCGCCTTCTGTTATTCTATTTATTGCTATTGAATGGCTACTTGTAACGCTGTCCCCACCATCAGCAGATGTTTCGTCTTCAGGACCAAATGGGCCATTACCGTTATCACCGTTTTCTGATTTAAAAATAGCTGTACCACCGATAGCGGCAGTAAATGATATCTGTGAAAAGTTGTTACCACCTTGGCCTCCAGTGCCAACAGTAACTGTGATTGCACTGCTGATATCTGAAGCTAGCAAAACTATTCGTTGATAAGCACCACCACCGCCACCAACAGCTGAGTTACCATTACCACCAGCACCCCATATTTGGATAACGACAAAGTTTGTACCATTAGGTACCGTGTAGCTTCCAGATGAGTTAAAGATGGTTTCTGTGGTTTGTGGCTTCCATTCGGCGTTACCTGATGACGAGTTAAATGATAACTTGTAACCATCTTGAGCGCCTGTAACTGTTAGTCGATCAAGTGTAAGTGATCCAGTTGTAATAGAAGAAGCGTTGATGTCTAAAGCGTTAACAACCGATGCAGTTACAAGTTCTGCCTGTAGTGCAGATGTATTAACTTGATTGGCTGAAATTGTACCAGTGGTAATGTTACCGCCATCAATGGTCGTTGTGTTGTTAGCATTGTTTATGGCTGAGGCTAAATCTTGCTGTACCCAATCTGTAGACGATCCAGCGACTGTTGATATAAAAGTCGTATACCCCCAGTCAGTTGCATAGATAATGTCGCCGATGTTCTTAGACTGCGGAAATGTGTAACCAGACGTGGAGTTACCAATATTCTGCCTAAAAATGGTTGGTAGTGAACTTATTGTTGTTGTACCACCTGAGTTTGTTTGCTCTAAGACCCTGTTGTTTGAATTACTGAATCTTACGATACCATCAAACGTAAAAACTTTTGTTGGTGTAGCGACAGTCACTGTAACAGAGCCACCAGAGGATGCTTCTATTGCTGTAAACCTTGCTTGCCAGTAACTTCCAGCACTCTGCGTGTTTACTGTAGGAGGTGTCTCAGTCCAGTTTGTAGGAAGTGTTGATCCAAATCCGGGAGGCGTACTTGAGAAGCTGTAGACACAAACAGAGTTACTTGGAACAGGAGTTGACGGTGGATTAGCTTGAGCGGCAGTATAGTAAATCAATCCACTCGTAGACTTTAAACCTGTTGCACCTGTTGCTCCATCTTGAGCGAGCTTGCCTACTGTCCAAGTTAATGATGTGTCAATACCAGTAGGGCCGAGGACTGAAGCTAAGGCAGTTGCACCATAAAGCGTATTTGTTCCTGATGGGATAGTAGTATACCAACCGGTTGGGGCTGTCAGCGTATTCGTTGTAAAGTTATATTGACCGCCAGTTGGTGTACTTGGTGTATTTGCATCTCTTCTAAATACTGTCGCTAAGTAGGTTGAACGACCATCTGCACCATCTGATCCATCCTGAGCCATCAGCCTGACTGTTCCCCAAGTACCGGCTGTCTGAGATCCAGTGTCACCAGTAATTGAGAACTGGAAGTTACAGACATAAATGGGATCACTGCCAGAGGGAATACTAATACTCCATCCACTAGGAGCCGTTAAAACGTTAGTACCAAAGTTAAATGAGCCACCACTTGGGCTAGATGGAGCTGATGTTGCTCGTTGAAAGATTAGAGCCTGAAAGGTAGATTTACCGTTGTCACCCGGATTGCCATTGGTGCCGTTCTGAGAGAGAACAACAGGTGTTGACCAGGTTAATGAGCTGTCTGTTCCTTCATTGCCAACAATCTGAGCTGAGGCAAGTGATGTATAGATAGGATCGGTGCCAGATGGTACAGAGGTATTCCATCCAGTCGGAGGTGTTAAAGTTTGATTAGTAAAATTGAATGACCCACCAGTTGGTGCAGATGTAATAGCTGAAGAAGATCTTTTGTAAATTTGAAGTTGAGCAACAGATCGACCATCATCTCCATCAACAGCGTTTACGCCTGGGTTGCCTTGTATACCTTGAGCGCCATCAGAACCATCAGATCCAGAAGCAGCCATAACCTTGGCAGTTGTAAAAGCTGAAGCGGCTACTGTGACTGTCTCTGTTGTACCGACTGCATAAGCACTGATGACCCAGAGAAAGGAGCCTTGAGGTACGGTTGGTACATATGTGAGCCATCCATTAAAGTTAGCTCCACTTTGAGCAACAATGGTGGCATCAGAAAAGTCGTAAGTAAAATTACCATTCACAGTCGATGGTGCCGTCGAGCTGCTTGTGTTTACTTGGTATAAAAAAACTTGTGTATTGTTTGATGAGTTAGCATTGTTTCCTGGTGCGCCTGTAGAACCGGTGGCTCCAGTGGCACCAACGAGAGTTACCCATGATGAACCGTTGTAGACGACAGGACCATTACCAGATCCAGTTGGGTCCCAAGGGGAGACTGCATATCTGATCTGACCGCGCTTGGGATTAGAAGGTGCAGCGTCTGCTGACTGCATAGAATTTTCAGCTAGTAATCGGATTGCATCTTCAATACTCTGAAGTTCATCATTAATTGGACCAGTGTTATCGTCAGTAAAACCAGCGTGAGTTCCAAAAGAGGTTGTTCTAGGTTTTATTTGATTGCGTAAAACCATTTTTACAATGGCATCAGTTTTGTCATTAACTGCCATCTTCTAGCGCCTCCCAGTTACTGCCACCTCAAAGTCAAATCCTGACAGGGAGAAGTCTTTTACAGTTGTAGATTCTTCGAATTTATATGAGAGGTAGCGACCACTTGCTCGGCTATCTAACTTGTAGTCTGTCGAGATGTTTAGGGTCTGCGTAGTACTATAGGAGGGTGCATCGCTCGATAGGTTGGCTGCACCAAATGTAAACTTAAAGTCCTTATCACTGTTTGTTGTTGTTACCTGGGGAATGATCTTTGAGATAACTTTGTAGCCACTTAAAGGAACTTGCATCTCATCTAAGTCAATACCAACTCTCTCAAGTTTAACTGGGAATGAAATCTCTGGATCTTTCTGTTGGGTCATTGATCCTAGATCCATTGAGTCTATCCCAAATATCCGGTGTGTGGATATCCCATTCGCTGCATCTGTGGCAGCTGCCATAATTAAGTGGCGGTCATGTCCAGACTCTTGAGAGTAGTAGGTGCCACCCACGTTTGCGTAAGTAATACCAGCGTCAATACTTTGGTAGGTTTCAGTTGTATCTACTGAAGCCTGACATCCGCTAAATACATTAGGGAGATCCATGAAAGACCAGGTGTTGTATCTGTAGTTGTAAACTGCGGCTCTGTTGCACCCATCTGTGTTTGTCATGGATACCATGTCGTCACCACTAGGGTAGCAAAAGTAGATCTCTTCGAGGTCTTTGTTGCATACGACAAAGCATCTGTTTGTCTTAGAGTTATCTAAGGAAGCAAAGATGTAGTCTTTAACTTTGTTCTCAGCTATTGATTGCTGGGTGTTACCATCGGTGATGTAGATGTCATTGGTATCAAAGACGTAGTGTTTGCCTTCTACCTCGACAATACAGTTCTGATTGATGACGCCTACGTCACTAAAGAGCTTACGAAACTGGAAGATAAACTGACCACCTACGAAATCCATTCGCCATACCTGGTCGGTACTGTAGATTAAAAATGAGTTGCCTAAAGTGGCACCATCGATAATAGGCGTCGTCATCTCAACTAGGTCATTAAAACCAGCTGACTTGGTTGCGTCAGTTGCATCCCAGGAGCCAGGTACTGAGTTAGCTAGGGCAATGTCTGAGAAGCGAACTCGGTTAGGATAACTGCTGCTGCCCTCAGTGAGGTTCAAAGCTAATAAGAAGTCACCATAGGATCGAATAGCGTCACACCGCCAGGTGCTGTCCCAGTTAGGGAGGTTCGTAAAGTTTGTCGCTGAGGGTGTTCTGTGGATGGGTACACGTTCATTTCTGTTGATGTAGACAACATCCGCTAGTTGGGCACTCGTAAAGGGTACAAAGCTGCCAATGGTACTATTCATGTTACCACGGCTAGTTTGAGCTAATCCCTCGATAACCTCAAATCTAAAGTTAACGTAGAATAAAGTATCGTATCCGCTGCTGGATTTAAGAGAGAAGACGTGATGGGGAGCTGTATCGGTACCGGTGTTACTGTTGATGACACGTCTGAATATCGGGGATCGGCTAACCTCGCCATTACTAAAGCGTACATTGTTAGCACGAGAGTAAGCATTGGGAGGTAAGTTAAATGAAGATACATCTGTGACGACACCAATAGAGCCTAGCTCGCGGATAGGTACATTAGCCATATAGCTTAACTTATCAAATATGCTTTGACGATGAGGTTCCACTTCGAGCTATCGATTGTACTACCGCCTCCGTCGCCTTGATTGGTGTATTCTGCTATGCCTGATGATCCTACGCGGATGTATACATTCGTGGAGTCCTTGCGAATACTGACACCCTCGTTTCCACCCGATGGATCTGCGTGTCCACTAGAGATTTGTATGATTTCACCAACTGCGTATCCTAAGTCAATGGATGTACATACGAGATCTAAAGTTACGAATGTAGGCACAGCTCCCAAAGAGTGAGTGTGGGTGTACAGGGTACCATTTGCAAAACTAGCGGCAGAGCTTTCAAACTTCGTTATGCCACTTGTAGCATCGACATAAGCCTTCACGGACTGCTGGGAGGGTACTGCCGTAGCTGAATTAGATGCCATGTCGTCTTCATCTAAGAAGTCTAAAGTAGAGGCTGCGGTAGCTGAACTAAAGTATGGAACCTTGTTAGTAGCCTGGGTAAGACCGGCGAGGTCTGTAAGGATGTCATTCAAGCCTTGTCTAGCGTCCAGCTGCGTTTGTATAGCTGAGGTAACGCCATCGACGTAGTTGAGTTCTGCTGTGGTGGCTGTAACGCCATCGAGTAGGTTCAATTCAGCTGCGGTTGATGTGACACCATCGAGGATATTTAGCTCAGCTGCTGTACTGGTAACTCCATCGAGAATGTTGAGTTCAGCTGCCGTACTTGTGACGCCATCCAGGATGTTGAGTTCAGCATGGGTCGCTGTGACTGCGCCGGTTACACCTGGGAATGAAGCTTTGATAGTACCTTTGATGAGGCGTAGGTGGTCATCAGCTGCTGAGAGGGCGTCGGTTGAGGCTGGGTTTGAACTATTGAGGCTATCAATGTACGTTCCGGATTCTAGAGCCATGGTTTATTACCTTTTGTGTAATCTTAGGAGAGGCAGTGCCTCCATGTTTTAAAATTGGCCCTCTACTTAAGAAGGCCGAACAACAACAACAACAAGCCGAACCCTTTAACGGCATTTTGAAATCATTAGACATTTCTGGGTACCGGGGGTCGTTTTTGGCAGCCATGGTACCAGAATTGGCACTACAATAGGCTAAGTCATTGATATTGCTAGGTTTGCATGAACGTCAGATAAACTATCTGAGGGTCATCATGAGTATACTTTTGAGACATTAGGCTTTGGACATTAGCCTCTGAAATTTGTCGGCATAAGGCCTTTTATTTTAACGACAAATCGGGACATGGTTCATACTATAGTTACTCCTAAGTCTCGACTAAGAGCTTGCCTTATAGCGGAAGCGGCAAGCTTCTGAGTAACCTCCAAGGTCCACCAATGATATCCAATGATACCACTAATGAATGACCAATGATACCACCAATGATATCCAATGATACCACCAATGATATCCAATGATACCACCAATGATATCCAATGATTATATGCACCGCGTCGGACATGACCTCAGTCTATCTCTTATAGGTCGCCATGGAGTTAATCCCTTGTAGACAAGGGCTACATCAGTACCTATATGTTGTACCAGGTAACCCATGGGAGTGCAGTTACCCTAGCTACTTCACGGTGGCACGACTGGGTGCAATCTCCTCATGGGTTGCCGCCTTACTATCTTAGTACTCTTTCTTTAACAGAAATCCCAGATTAAACTAATGTATTCAATGGTTTATGAGGTACTTGAGGCGCGACTGACGCCTCAACCACCGTTATTCACAAGACTTCTGACCTGTCAGGGGATCAATGTAGCAAGCTTCTCCTCCTCCTCCTCCAGTAGCTATCTCCTCCTCCTCCTTCTCCTCCTTCTCTTCTTCCTCATCAGTCTTCACCATTGGTACTTCATTGAGGATGCCATAGCGTTTACCTGATGCTCTGAACGTAGTGATGCCTTTGCATCCATTCCTCCATGCATCCAGGTACAGATCCTTGAACTGTTCATAGGTAACACTGTCGCCAACATTACAGGTCTTAGAGACTGCACTATCAACGAACTGACTAGCGACACACAACACCTCAAGGTGCTTCTCAGCTGTTATCTCATTGGCTGTCTTACCTTTAAAGCCACGAGCATAAGCGTAGTCTTGGACTAACTCAGTTCTAGTGCCCTCAAAGGTTGTCAATGTCCTTGTGTATTCATTAGAGAACGGTGGCTCGATGCCAGAGGAGATGTTGTCGGCTACCAAGCTGATTGTCCCGGTTGGAGCGATAGATGTCAGGTGGCTATTCCTGATGCCAAAGGCGCGGATCTTCTCTTGTAGCCACTCAGGTAACTCTTTGATGAAGCTGCTCTTCAGATAGTCTTTTGATCGATACATCGGGAAGCTACCCTTCTCTTCAGCTAGGTCAGCTGATGTAGAGTAAGCTGCATTCCTCAGTATCTCCAGGACTTGCCTGGTGAACAGGAGGAAGCTAGCTGTTCCATACTCGAGGTTCATCATTGATCCAGCATTAGCTAAGCCAGTGATACCCAAGCCCATCCTTCTCTTGTTCTTAGCTTCGTCTTCTTGATGAGGTAGCGGATAGATTGTTCTATCAATGACATTGTCCATGGCTCTAACGACATGAGTTATGTCCTCTTCGAACTCGATCCAGTTGAATTGACCACAGCCATCTAACATTCCTACATACTGAGTTAGATTGAAGGAGCCTAGCAAACAGGCGCCATAAGGTGGGAGTGGCTGCTCACCGCATGGGTTCGTTGCAGCGATCTCTTCACAGTAGTAGAGGTTGTTCTCTGCATTGATTGTGTCGATGAATAAGACACCTGGCTCAGCCCAGTCCCAAGTACCTCTCATGATTGCATCCCATAGTCCAACCGGGTCTACACTATCGTAGACCTTGCCTTCGAACTTAAGATCAAATGGCTTCTTAGCATCCAGGCACTCCATGAACTTATCAGTGACGCCAACTGATATGTTGAAGCCAGTGAGCTTATCTGAGTTGTGCTTGGCATTGATGAACTCCATGATGTCTGGGTGATCGATCCTCAGTACACCCATCTGTGCCCCTCGTCTTGCCCCAGAGGAGCTGATCGTCTGACAGATGGCATCGAAGATACCCATGAACGACACCGGTCCTGATGCCTTGCTATCTAAGCTCTTAATGAGGTCACCACGGGGTCTAATGTGACTGAAGTCATAACCAATGCCTCCACCCTTCCTCATGGTCTGTGCAGCTGATGTAGCAGCACTCATGATAGACTCCATGTCATCATTAATTTGCTGAGAGACGAAGCAGTTGTAGGCTGTTGTCTGTCGAGCTGCACCCATGGCATTCTGGACACGACCAGCCGGGAGGAACTTCATCTCACGAAGGATATCTCTCATAGCATCAAAGTGTTGATCATTGTCAGCGAGGGCATGAGCTATCCTGGTACACTTGGCACCGAAGTCTTCGCCAGTCTGTCTGTATTTCATTTCGTCGATCTCATTAGACAGCTCTAGAGTTGGACCATACTGGCGATTAGATATCATTAGCGTTATTCCCTTTAAGTAGATTGATCCTCATCTCGATGTATCGAGCTGCTTTCTTCAGATCAGTGATTTCAGATTGTTTGCTGTCTTGTCCCTGGTAGTCTTTGTAACCAGCTCTCATGACATACTTGATTATGTTGCCTCTCCAGAACGACATACCATTCTCCATGATGAAGACGATGGGTTCGATCTTCCACCTGGTGTAGTGGTCAGGTCTTTTGATGATCTCTTTCTGATCATCAGACTTCCATTCTTTCTCTCCCCATTTAGCCATCCTGGAGGAACTCCTTCTTATCCCAGTTGCCCCACATCGTGTGGCCCCGGTGTAGTCCTCGGTCTTTCCATTTGCCTGGGTAAGGTGTCGACTTCTTCATAAGACGACAGAAGACTTCCTGTTCCTCTGAGGTCATGTTGTGATTAGAAAACGAATACCGAAGTTTTAACTGCTGCTGTAAGTTCATCTCTTTGGCTCCCATAGTTTAATAATAGATTTCTCCTCGTCCCAATCGGACCACCGGAGTATTCTGGCAAGCCTTGCCTGGAGCAAAGCATCTTCCCTGGTTAATCCCTTCTTGAGGTAATGGTTCTCGACTAAAGACCAGTCCGGCCTCTTACCTAAGATCTTAGTTGCAGCCACTGGTCCAACACCCTTGATGCCGTAGTATCCATCAGTGGGATCTCCGGTTAAACATTGGGTGTAGAAGGCGTA